CCTTTGCCATCACTATCGTCTTGCAACATGACATCTTTTGTAAAATCTACATTTGAAACACCATTTGCGTCGCAGTAGAGTTTTATTTTTGTGCTAAGTTGTGCCATAGTTTTACCTCCTTAATTTTATTGTGGTAGTCTCCATCCAGCAAACGTATTATTAATATTTCCAGAATAACTATTATTTCCACCATCAGATTGAGTTTGATACATATAAACTTGAACATAATCGTTAACACTTAAATTTAGAATTATTGATGTTTTAACAGAGTATGTTCTAATGTGATCGTTATTATAAGTATCAAATTCTACACCTCCTACACTTGATCCATTTTTATAAAAAAGCAAAGCTAGTTGTCTTGAAAAATCATTACTATCTTTTCTTCCTCCAGCTTCAAAATAATGATAACCAGCTTTTTGGCATGTAAATTTATAATTTGATGCTGTGTTGTCATAAACTCCATCTGGATCCCATTCTTCCGTATCGTATGGAAGCAATACACTTGCACCATGTGTTAAAGTTGCTGTTGCACTAGCATTTCTTGCTTTAAAAAAATTTTCTCCTGTTGCTCCAGCACCTGTGACAGTTCCTGTAAATGCGTATGTATCTGTTAAATCCATACTCTCTGCTATAATTTTACTAAATGCCATAATTTATCCTATGTTTTCTTAATTAAAAATCCTCCAAAATAAGTGTACTCATCAGCAGTAGTTATTGCAATCGTTCCACCACTATTTTGATAACTTTGCATATCAAAATAATCACTTGACCCATTTGCTTGAACAATACCAGAAACACTTGCTGTGCTATAATCCTTATTGTTATTTCTTGCTCCTAGAATAGCACTACCATTTTTATTTATTACTAAATTAATTCTGTCAAAATTAGTTGTGCTAGATTGATACCTAATGTTTGCATATAAAAAATAGTATCCTGCAACTTGTGGGGTAAATCTGTAATTACTTGTATCATAAGCAGAACTGCTATCAAATAATTCTGTATTATTAGAAATTACTACATTTGTGCTAGTTGCTATATTTCCATTTTGAGGATTATAAGCATGAAAAGACGGGTCATTTGATTCACCAGCACCAGCACCTTTAATATGTGTAAAATCAATTCTTTTAAGTGTTCCAGAATCAGATATTAAAAATTCATCTGTATCTGATGGTGTTGTTGCTAGAGCTGTTTGTCCTGTTATAATATCAGCACTTAATTGTGAACTCCCAACACTTCCTGAAGATGGTGCATTAGTTTGTCCTACAATGTTTAAATAATGAACTTCTACAATATCAGATGAAACTAATGTGCCACCTAAAGTTAAAGTTTTATTTCCTGTTCCACCAACTGAATAAGTTGTGCTGTCCTGTTTTACAAAATTTACGAATACGACTATATCGTTTTCTGAAGCTATATCGTGGGTAAGAGTTACTGTTGTTCCTGTAGTAGAAGTAAATCTATCTAATAGACCAGAAGAAAAATTAGCTTGTGGTGGAATACCGATATAACTCATTTATTCTCCTACGTAATTTCTAAAACTGATAATGAGCCAGAAAGTTTATCTGCAACTGAACAATCTATTCTTATTGCATCTCCAGCTTCCATAACAACCTTACCGCCTGTTAAAAGTTCTAATGATGAACCTAAAGGGATACTTACATCTTTAACTAAAAAAGATGTTCCATTTGCAACATTGTTCGCACCACCTCTATTTGCTGTTGTAGAAACTAATTCAACTTCTGCTGTTACTCCTGTTGTGTGAATGTTTGTTAAAATTAAACCAATGATAACTGTAGTTGTAGATGAAGCTGTAGTATAAACTACGTAAGGTGTTCCAGCAGAATTAGGCTCTGCCGCAAAATTTATTTGTTTAAAAGTATTTGCCATTTAATCTCCTATCCTAATGCCAAAGCTAATGGTAAAGCATTTGGATCAGTTTCTGTTATTGTTCCTGTTACTGACATATTACTTGTTATTGCATTTGATGATATGTCAATCTCAAATAATTCTACATTATCAGAACCATCATTTATTTTGACTTTCAATTTTCCTGATGTTCCATTATCCACCCAAATTGTTCCTGTTGCTACTGATCCTGGAGCTGAACTACCTATATGGGCAGTATTGAGTGCACCTAAGATCGAATTGAGCTCAGAACGGAAGGATCCGAAACTTTGGTTTGCAAGAGAAACATCTGAAACTTGTGACATAATTTTTTATACTCCTTTTTGATTAATTTTTCAAGCCTACACCTCTGGCACTAAAATCAAAAGTTTTGTTAATAATACTATTACTACTATTTTTAAATACAATGTCAAAGCCTGTTTTTGATTTATTGCTTATGACAAAGAAATCTCCAGAAGCAAGGTCCTGTCCTGTTACAGTAATATTTGGTATCTGGAAAAAACCATTTGTGAAAGTTACTGTTTTTGTTCCTGTACCAGAAGATATATCATCTCCTGTCTCTGTTCTTTTCTCTAAAACTAGTCTAGCTTTTAATCCTGTAACAAAAGGTCTAGCATTATTATTTGCAGAAGATAATACAGTTCTAAATTTAAAAAATCTACCTTTAAATGTTCCTTGTTGAGCTACTGTCGAGAATGTTGAAATATTTGATAAAGCTGTGTCGTCTGCACCTATTTGTATTATTGCATTATTGTTTGTTGGTGCATTACCATCGAATGGCGATTTTGCATTGTCAAATAATCCTGTAGGACCTACGTTTCTACCGCTATCAAATAAATCATAAGGGTCATCAGATTCCATCGTTAACTCAACTTGGAATGTTGCATCATAAATAGCATCTAAAGAAAAACTATTAGCAAACACATAATTACCTGATCCTGTTATGTTATTAGCTAGTCCGCCTGTATCAAATAAAAAACCACTTGTATCTGCATCGTCAAAGTTTCCAGATCTTGCGTCAAATAAAGTTATCGTATCTAAAGTTACTGCTGGATTATTATTATTATCTTCTCCTTTAAAAGTATTTGTAAATGTACCAGAAAATGCTGTTTCCTCTTGTATTGATGAAATATCTTGAAATGATTGTAAAGTAACTACACTTGAAGTTATAATTGCTGGATTTGCAGATTCGTTACCAAGTTTATCTACAGCTTTTATATATAAATTAAATGGTGGTTTAAGTGCGTTAACAACTACACTATTAGATTTTCTTCTTGGTACTTGAACTAATGGAGAAGTATTAAACCAAGCTGTAGTACCTGATCCTATAGAATATCTTATCTCATAGAATTCGATGTCGAGATCCGTGACCGCAGTCCAATTTAATGACATTTGATTTGATCCTATTAATGAAATATTAAAATCTTCTACGTCTGATGGAGTATCTGTTGCACCAATTATAGTACGAGTTGCAGATATAAAACTAGACGATACACCAAAACTATTAATTGCTTTTACCCTAACTGAATATTCGATACCATCGACTACATTTAATAATTCATGATTTAATTGTGATCCTGTAGAAATAATTTTAAAATCTGACTCTGATGTTTTTTTTGCTTCAACTTGGTAATTAGAAACAAAAGAATCTGGAGAAGCTCCTACTAAAATATTTAATCTAGTAATAACTGTACCATCAGAATATTCTATCATTTCATCAGAAAGAGTTAATGAAGCTGGTGGCTGTATAACAAATGGATTTGGTAAATTTGTAGTTGGTGCTGTTGTTTGTGCTGATTGTTGTGCGAAAGTATAATGTGATCCCTGATACTCTACTAAAGTTAATCCTATTGTGTAATCTTCATTAAAAGTTAACGACATCACACGAAAAGGTTTAGATGAAAACCCAATCGAGCTATGTGAAATATTCACAATATCTCCAATAACCAAATCATATCCATTAAAACCAACATTTATAGAAAGCTGTAAGGCATCTCTAGAACGTCGTAGAATAATTTCTGCCATCTCTTGAGCTTGAAATTTACTGGTCAAAGTATGAAAATCAAATCTACCCTCTAAAAGAAATCCACCATCTGCTGTTTTCATTGTTGCGTGTTGATCTGCTGAAGCTAAACTTGAATCATCTACAGGCGGAAACTGACATTCGTTTATTTGATAATTTCTTGTGCTGTCAACAAAAGAAACAATTACACGATTGTATCTTTCATTTTTGCTTGGACTAGATAAATTATATCCACCTATAATATCATCTTCTGTTAAAGTAATACTTGCTGATCCTGTTGTTTCAATTACTAATTTATATTTACCTGATGAATAAGGTAAAAGACCTCTACATCCTCTTATCAAATGTCTAACGTTTTCTATAACTTTTTTTGATGTGTCTAATACTGCATGAGTATCAAATAAGTTTATATCAGCTCCACCAGAAAA